AGGGAGCCAATTTCTCATCGCAAGATCTATAGAGAGATTTCGGCTAGTCTTTTGGTCGCAACGTAACAGCTCGACCCAGTGGCGGTCTGGTGCCTTGGCAGAACCACCAAGAACAGACACCAATTTGCCTGGATGAACAGTAAGTACTCGGGATAGTCGACGACCATCCCAAGAGAACAAAACACTGTTCACAGTGAAAAAGTCAGAACTTAGCGGAGACTTTGACATCTCAGCGACTCCATTAACTTTCTCTACCGCGTCTTTCCATCGATTTTCTATTCCGGAAACGCCCACTATGACGGTATCATCTCCGTTAAAGCCTCCTTTGCACCAGCTAGACACGTACTCAACAAACTTATGAGGATCGATGATCCGATTTGCGCGATCAAGGTCACCATGAGAGTCCATGACAATAGCTAGGGAGGTAGCACATAAAACAGGAAACGAAACGTCAGAACCCATATTGAAACCGCCGGCTTGACGCTGGAAATGACGGCATGGGGTTCGACAGCCACAGTTGGTCAACGGAACGACTTGACCGCCCATTCTTTTATAATAACGAGCTTGATAGGAGTATCCCCTAAGAAGTTGCTCATCCTCTTCGTCCAAAGAGAACTGACTTACAAGTTCATCACAGGCCAACGCCATGATGTCTGTATGTAACAAGTCAGTAGCAGATTTAAGATCGCCCGAGACAAACCAAGGACGATCAAGCAAACTTGACAAAAAGGGCATCACGTCGACACACCAATCTTCGACCTCGCGACCGAAAATTGCGGACTTGAAACGACGGATCCTCCCACCCATAAGCTCATTAAAAAAGTGGTACTTATCACACCCGGCTGAACCGATCGTTACCGTGCGATGCTTTCCTCCCGTATAAATGATCTTAGGGATTACAGCATAACGATCGTGAAAAAGATCTTCCGACGACTGATAATGGAAAGCACGTTTCCCCCCCTCAAGAGATGACTGCTCTATACAGCTCTTGGGTGAAACAAGGGGGGATAATTTATCCCAGTCGAAAGTCTTTGGCTTGTGACACAGGTGCCGGAAAAGACGTTTAAAGAAAATTCGAAAATTAGACGGCAAATTATCCCTAGGGGGAGTTTTCATAGTCTCAATATAGTCTGACAAAGAAGGCGGATTCAGTGGATCTCCGGGAGCAAAGACCTTTTTGCCCATGTACAGGCTAAAGCCTAATTCCACTTGGCGTGAATCCGGCACAACAATGCCAGGATATGAAAACTTAAAGGACGGATTTACATTAGCCGATCCCAAGCACGACTCCATCGCGTCATTCGCCAGTTTTTTAGAGAACCGAACTGAAGCATCC